CTTACCTCTATTTAATTTTAATAAAATTTAATTTATTTTTACCAACAGTTTTATTTCTACCATTTAGTACGTGTAATAATCCGCAATAGTTAACATTATAATACCTTGCTGCTTCTATAGCTGAATCAAAACACATACTGTCTTGAACACACATTACAGATACTGCTGCAGGGTTACTACCGCCTAGCTGTCTTTCTGATATTTTTTTACCAAAATCTTCTGGTAATTTTTTGTCGTTTACTTTTTTAGTTTTTAAACCTTTTAAAATAGATTCAGCACTAGGTTTTATTTTGCGAAGTATTCTAGTTTGTGATATCTTTCTTTTCTGTTCCTCTGGCATTGGTGGTCTATTTGTTCTATTTTTTTGAGATAAGCTCATTTTTAAACGAGTTTCATCTGTCATTTTAGGAGAAATTCCACCATAAGTCAAATTGTAACCATTTGGATTTAAAGTATTTAGTTTTAAGATCATTTCAGCTTCAAAACTTAACGCATCTTCTCTTTTTTCAAATTCATTTAATAATCGAATTGAAAAGTTTTCTGCTCCGTACTTTTTAATAGCATTATGTAATTTACGACAATTTGATCTAGTCATGTGCCAATCAAATCTAACAGATAAATCCTTGGAAGTAAATCCCACATATTTAGTGTTGTTTTTTAAATTTGTAATAGTGTACACTTTATACATATTTACCTTATTTAACTTTTGTTAAAATCACTCTTCCGTAAACTTCGCTTTCTCCCGAACTTGAAGCAATTCCTAAACCATTTGTGCCTTGTGCAATAACTGAGTAATATTGTAATGCTATTGTTTTAGTAGAAGTTAAAGTAAATTCTCCTTCTAATATAGCAGGAGAATTGAAGCTTCCTGATGTAGAGTTATATGCAGTTTCACCTACTACTAATGTAATTCCATCTGTAGTATTTCTGATTCTACATTTATGTCCATTTGTACTGTTTTGGGGAGATGAAGCTCTTACTGCGTATGTTCCTGCGTCAAGAGTTATTGTATTAGATGCTAATGATTTAACAATACCTGTATTATCTACTAAAGTGTTAAGAGTTCTAGTTGTCCATGTTGTAGCCACTGAAGCTCCACCATTTGTATTTGATGCTTGAACTTCACTTAAATAAGCCACTCTACTTTGCAGTTGAGGAACAGCAGCAAGCGTTGGAGACTTAGAAGCATTAATTACTAAGTAAGCACTTGATAAGGTAACATTGGTAAAATCATCATTGATAAAATATCTATTATTAGTGCTTCCTAATCTGTCATAAGCAGCGTCTATAATTAGAACACCTGTATTTTCATTGTAATCTTTTAATGAAAGACCTGTGTTAATCGTAGAACTTACTAGCTGATTATCTAAGGAAACTACACCCGTCTTGCTAGTTGTTCTATATCCATTTACTTGAACGCCCTTAAACCCTTTTCCGATTTGAATAGCAACAATTGAAGGTGCTGCAGCCGTAGACGTTTGATTGAATCCTCTTCCTGTGATTTGGATACCATTTACGTTCATATCACTAACTGACTGAGTTGGTGCAGTAGTTGTTTGAGTTTGAGTATTAGCACCCGCAGCCGCAGTAAACGTGATGAATGTCCCAACAGGAGCATTTGTTAATGTACTCAGCGTGTAACTTGTAGATGGAGCATAAACCAAAGAAGCTGTATCAGATGAGAATGAGCTAATTGGTGAAACGATTTGATCCGCTTCAGCTACTGCAGTCAATGTAAAAGTAACACCTGTTCCGTTAGCTCCATTTCTCTGAATTCTTACTCTATCACCAGCAACAACATATAAATTAGCACTAAATCCAACTCCATAAGTTCCAGCCGCTACTGTTTCATAGTTGATAATTCCGTCTGGAGTTCCAGCGGTAAGTGCCGTTGCATTTTTAGTTATAAACCAAGTTAAACCACCAGCAGAAGCAGAAGCAGAAACACTTATTTTTAATTCGCAATTTCTTAATGCTTGGAAATAAGTTCCATTAACAGAGTCTGAAACTACTTGAACAATTCCCTTGTTAGTATTTTTTGTAATATTAAGAACTGGAACTCCTGTATTTGTTGACCCAAAAGTGCTAGACGCTGTTAATGCTTCAATTGCTTCAGTATCCGTTCCTTTGTAATTAGTAAATGGAGTCACATCAACTGATGTTAAGTTTGGTTTACCAACTTTGGAGATAGTGAACGAAGATCTATCCGCAGTTCCTCCACCTGAAGCATCAGTATGCGGTCTAATAACATCGCCAGCTAGCAAATAGCCATTCCATGAAACCGATCCAGTTTCACCACTTGCGGTAACCGTTTCCATTGCAAGCCTATCAGCCGCATTAATTGAAAGAATGCTAGTAGTTAATTGCGAAGAATTTTTACTAATTCCAATATATCCGCTATTGGCAGAATCAGAAAAAGATATATGATAAGTTCCAGCACTTGAAATTGTAAAACTTGCACCATTTGTTGCTGAATCTAAATAGGTAATATCTGATCCAATATTATCTCTAACATTAGAAAATCTTCTTATTTTATTACTTGCCGTAGACCCATAACCATTAGCCGTATCTAATCTTACTGAGCTATCACTTTGAGTGAATTGAGGTAATACGTTTGAAAGAGATACTTGAACTTTGTCCTCTTGGAAAAGAGCATTTACTCCATTTCCTAAATTTGCTGCAACGGCTGCGGCTGCGGCTGAGTTAGTTACATGAAATCTAAAAACATCATTAATGTCAACTTTTCCAGACCACGCAAGACTTGTTGCCTCACCTGCACCATTATAATCTGCCGCTATGTTTTGACCTGATGTCATTGAGTTTGGAGCAGTAGTTAATTGAGTTGCATTTCTTGAGATAGATACATGAGCCGCTGTGCTTGTCGCTACATTTCCAGTCAACGTCAAGAAACCAGATTTCTTAACCGTTAAAGAAAATCCTAAAGCTGGATCATTAACAATTGTAAAAGCATCACCAACTAATTTTTGAACACTATTAAATTTACAAACAGCCGTGTTTGTAGACGCTGCACCAGTGAATTCACTCATTCTTAATTCTGAGCTTGGAAGATCAATCTTTTGATCTGATGAGATGTTAACTTGTTTAATAGAGCCAGAACATGATATATGAAAATAAGTTGATAGAGGAACATCTGAACATGAAGACCCAAGTGGATAAATTTTATCTCCAGCCTTTAAAGGTCCACTCCAAACTGATTTAGTTGAATCTCTTCCAGTCGATGGGTTAGATCCATTTATATTGTCTAAAATTTCTGAGTTTGCACTTCTTGTGTATGCTGAAGTTGTAAAATCGGTCATGTTTTTACCGATACCAAAAAATGTGCCAGCACTTACGTTTCCAGTTCCACCAACTGATATGTCGTAATAGCCATCCTTTAAAATAGTTACCTCAACTCCATTTGCTGTGCTTGAAGTGTATGATAAAGCATCGCCAATCAATTGTTTTAAATTAGTAAAATATAAAACTAAAGATCTACTAGATCCTAGTCCTGCATATCCTTGCAAATCTAAAACGCTATCTGGTTGTGTTTGAAATACTGCAGACGTTAATGGAATAGTTGTTGCCTCTGAATAATCTCCAACTTGAATTTCTTCAACTGTGAGAGATGTGATCATCGTACCGCCATAATCAGGCGTTCCCAATGTTTTAGATTTATTTACTCTAAATGAACCAACATCGTTACCACCTCTTAACGAAATAGTGACAGTTGAAGCACTGGAAACAGTTATGTCTTTTTCAATAATAATTGCACCAGCTTGCAATACCGCAGGATCAACTACACCGGTTGCGTTTGTTGCTATTGCATTAACATCTGCATCTTTAAATAAAGCCATGCAAATATTGTTACCCGTATTTGATTCTTCGGTAACATATGCGCTTGATCTGATTCTTAATTTATTCCCTGCTCTTTTCATTGTATAAGACAATGTTAAGATTTGAGAACCTTCGGTAATTTGAGGAATAGTGTTATCTGCAGGAATTGTTCCTGTGAATAATGTGTCACCTTGCAATTCAACTTTTTTAGATCCTACAACCTGTCCGTCTTTTGTAGGAATTGAAACGCTTGTGCTAGTCAATGCAGCACTTGTAAGCGTAATAACAACATCGTCTACGTAAGTCTCAGGTAATCCTGATTCTGCTAATGCCGTAATTGTGTAAGACAATGAAGCACAGTTATTTGGTACATCAAAAGAAACCGATTGTTTCTGTGGTAGATCAGAGTTCTTAAGTGTGACAGTAGCTGATGCGGTAGCAGCTTGTGAGATTGTAACTGTTAAAGCTGAGATGCTGATTGCTGTGATCGTTGTACCCGTTGGGATACCAGATCCAGTAATTGTCTCGCCAACTTTTAGCTTATTAATATCACTTGATGAAATGCCCGATAGAGTTGTGTTTGAGTTTGTTGTTGCTGAAATCGTTGAAGATCCAAGTGTAATAGCTTGTGAAAGGATAAGGTTGGCTGCGTTTGTCTCATCAAATACGTTAAGAGTTACATTACCAGCAGTAGCTGATGAACGAACTTGAAACGACATAGTAAGGTTTTTACCACGATACTTTGGATCAACCGATTTTACGTATTTGAATGATTGAGTAGTTGCTGCTTGGTGAATTAATCTTGCAGTTTTCTTTCCGTTCATTGGATTAGTTTCGATTAACGCTAATCCTGTTTGTGTAAAGTCTGTAAGAGCTGATTCATCAAATGTTTGAGTAAGTAAAGCATCTACGTTAGAAGTACCGCCAGATCCTACAGAAACTAATGCTCCGTCTAATACTTGAAACATTTCTTTTGTATCTGTGGCAAAACATAATTGACCGTTAGAAGCTGTTGCTGCATATGTAAGTAAGTTTGCTTTTGTATCTTTCTTTACGTCCAATCTAATTGGAGATTGAATGCTTCCGCCGACACTAAGTGCTCTTGAATCAACATCAGATTGTAATTCATTTAAAGCTGCTTGAACTGTTGTAGCAGCTAAGTTACCAGAAGCTGCTGTAGTTACTGTATTGTTTGCTACTACGATTGTTTTATTGCTTAATGATTGAGAGTCAGATGTACCAACTACACTTCCAATTACTCCGTGAACACCTGAAGACGCTCCTGTGTGGCTTTCGTGTGCTGTTTCTAAAGATTGGAAAGCTTGCTTGTTTGTTCTGTTGTCTGGAATTGTAGTACCAGTAAATGTCCCTAGATTTGTTGCATCAAGGGCAACACCACTTAAAGTTACTAAATTATCAACATTACCATCAACTTCGTCGATAGCATCTTGAACATTTGTAGCAGTAAGTCCTGAAGTTGTATTGCTGTAACTAATTTCACTTGCTTGATCTTTAGAAGCAACTGCATTGTCTACGTAAGTCTTTACAGCTTGAGCTGAAGGAATTTGTGCATCTGTAGCACCAGATAGTACTGAAGATACGTTTAATACACCTGATTTAAGATTACTTGTAGTAATATTTGTTACAGTGTTTAAATCGGCGTTTATTGTTTTATTTGTTAATGCAGCGATTGCAGCATTTTTTGTAGCATCGCTTGTATTGTCTACGTTTGCAAGTCCTACGTCAGCTTTAACAATTCCTGTTGGAGAATTAATCACTGGAGATGTTAATGTTTTGTTAGTTAGAGTTTGAGATTGAGTGTCTGTAACAACAGCTCTATCCTCTCCGCCAATCTGAGTACGCATTTCGGAGTTATTGTTATTGTAAATAGCTCCTTCCTGAGTTGAACTGTACGTCAATGGAGTTGCGGAACTATCTTTCTTCTTGAAAATCATTCCTCTAAATTGTCTAATAAAATCTAACATGTTCTATCCTTGTGCGATTGTTTTAACTTTAAATGTAATTATACCTTGTGTTTGACCTGGCAAATTAGTAGAAGTATACTGTACTTGACCTACGCTAGTTATGGAAAATTCCACGCCAGAATAGCCATCAAATAATGTCGAATCAGATTGTACACTACCTACGGCTAAAGTCCAGCCCGAAGTGCCTTGTTTGCCAAATAATTGACCTGATTCAGTGATGATGATTGTGCCGTCAGTTCTTTTGATTACGTATGAAGCAACAAAACTAGCAACGGCTGAAGTGATGATACTAAAACCTTGCACGTCTGTTGGAGTTGATTTGTTGTTTAGAAAGTTAAAATCAGTTTCAGTTATGTCTAATGGACCTTGCTGATTATTGGATACAGATGCTAGTTCTTGAAAGAACGCTTTTAGCTCTTCTGCATACAACGGTGGATCGCCTGGGTCAGGCAAAGTATAGACGTTATTATTGACAATTACTGTGTAAGACATAAGAGACACCTCGTATGTATTCGTTTAATTAGCAGTAAATAAACTAAGTTACTGTTATTACTTAAATTTGATTTGCAATTAGTTGATTTTATTGATGAATTAAAATAAAAACGCCGGCATTGCACCGGCGTTATTTTAACAACTTAAGAATTAAGCGTTAGAGATTTCTGTGAAAAGAATTTGCTTGTTTGGCTTGTGACAGATAATTGCAAGGTCACAGTATAAACGTAGTTCATAACCGTTAGCATTTTCTAACAACTTGAAGAAATCATCTCCTCTGCCTGGAACTTGGAAAGTTACATCAGAAGAACCAACTTTTTCAAAATCAGAAAGAACTAGACCGAAAGCGATTCCTTCTTTAACCATTGTGTGTGGAGTTAATTTAATAGTTCCGTTTTGAGAGAACATTTCTAAAGACTTTGAGCCTAATTGAGACTTGTCAGCTTTGTAGCTGTAATCGTACTTACGAAGAGCAGCTTGGTCAGTAGCTAGTTTTTCCCAAGTAACAGGCGACATGAAAACTTCAATGTCTTCATCTAAGCCTTTACCAACTGCACGAGCGATACCTTTTTGGATAACTGGGAACGTCATGTTTCCAGAAACTGGGTATACTGTAGATTTCCACAATTCGTAGATTGATGCGTCAATTCCGAATAGAGAACCTGTGTTAGATAGAATTTTTTGAATACCAGCAAATTCTTTACCATTTGCAGAGAAGTCAAAAAGAACGTCACCAACTGTAGCAGAAACTGGAAGTAAGTCTACAGTTAATTTTTTATTTTCAATATCTACTGCTGTAACTTGGCAAGCACCACGTAGAGCGTTTGCTGGAGAGTAGATTTGAAGTTTCATACCACGAGCACCTGTCCAAATACCAGAAGCCCAAGAAGCGTCTGAAATGATGATGTCGTTACCAGAAGTAGATTCAATTACACCGATACCTACTTGACCGTAAAGAGCTTGCATTTCAAGTCTTTTGTGCATAGATTCTTGCATGTTTTGAACAAGAAGTTTTGTTGTGCGAACAAAAGCACCTTCTGATTTTTCAGCACGAGATGCTGCTGCGATAGATAAGTTAGAGCGTAAAACTAATTCACAACCTTTTACAGTAGCTTCGTTTACTTCTCCAGCAACTGCATCATTCAAAGAAAATGCAGAACCTGCAGAACCACCGTAAGAAAACACTTTGTTATCGTGAAAGTTTTTTATCTCTCACTTCTTACAGTTTCCTGTAAGGTCAGCGTACATTTTCAACTTTCGTTGTTGGAGGCTCTTGGAAGAATTATTGCTGTTACCGCTCATCTTCTACGCGTTACGAACAATTAAATTTTTAGTTTTAATTGCTCTCGGTATTAACATCATTTAATTTATAAAAAACAAAACCTTTATGAAAATTTCTTTTACCTTTAATTACTGCACAAATTAATGATGGATTAAAACCGTAATTTTTGCCATCATGTGCTGTTTCTAATGTAAAAGTTTTTTGACCGTCTAAATTTTTTGCTAAAATTTTACTACCACCAAGAGATCTTGAAATTTTACTCCTTTCTTCTTGTGATCTTACTCTTCCTAAAAGTTTTGGAATTTTACTTCCTTTTTTCTTTTTTGAAATTTTAGCTTTTGTTTCTTCAGTCATTCCAACCTGTCCATCGCCACCTTTAGTTCTATTATATCCGATTTTTGCATCAGTACTATTATAGAAAGCAATCCAATTAATTTCTTTTTGAATTAATTCTTGTCTGCTAAGTGCTGTATCAATAATTTCATAAGAGAAGTTATCTTTACCGTACTTCTTTAGTGCTTTTTGAAAAACAGATTTTTCTCTATTTCCACGGTTACAATGTGCGTATAATCTATCTTCAATCGACAAAGTTGTAAGACCTATGTAAATCTTACTGTTTACTTTGTTTGTGAATTTATAAATTATTCCGTACTGTTTCATTTTTTTTATTAAACCTTAGCCTTCACCGATACACCCCAATTTATACACGGCTAGTCTTAACCGTGTTCAGCTTGTAGTTGAACTGGAACAGAGTACGAAGCACCACCCATCTTTTCAGTAGGGATGAATTCGATTTCTGAGAAAATTTTAACAGATTGAGGGATAAGGCGAACGATGTCGTTACCTTTCATGTACACTTTTTTAAAGTTACCGTTCAGTGTTTCGACGGTGTTGTTAGTACTTAATGCAGCCATTGCTGTGTCTCCTATTTTGAGTTATTATTGGTTAAATGACCTAATCTACATTACTACTACTTTCAGATTGTCCAATGGGCTGCATGCTTGCACTGGAGTCCTTACGTCATTGTAACTAGACGCAGTTCAAAATTAATTCGTTTAAAATCAAGTAAATAGCCTACTTTCTTAATGATTTCAGCTATTTATATTATTAGTACTTTTTGTCAATTTCTTTAAGCCAAGTTTTCGGATTTACTCGTTCTTGCTTTTTATTTTTATTAAAAATGTTTACATCTTGACCAGTGGGCTTGATGCTTTCAGAAGAAGGTACAGAAGCTGTAGACTTAGCTGCTTTAGCCTTGCTTACATATCTCTTGTACATGTTCTTTAAAGTTTCTTCGCCCATCATAGCTTCTAAATCATCTTCGCTTAACATAGCTTTAGCAGCTTTCATTTCTTCAAAGATTTGCTTTTTAACAACTGGAATAATTTCTTCTGCAGAAACTGGAACTCTGTACTTGTTAGCTAGTTTAAGAGCTTGCGCCACCATGCTGATAGCTTTTGGACTTTCTGGTAATCCGCCTGTTTTTAAAGCAGAAAGAATATCATTTTGAACTTTTGTTGCTACTTCTGTTTCAAGGCGAGCCATTTCTTGAGCTTCTTTTTCTGCTTTCTCTTGCTCAATAGCTTCTTTTAGTAGTCTGTTTTCTTTTTCTAGTTCTTCTTGACGAAGTTGCTCTGGACTTTTTGCTGCTTGCTCAATGTGTTCAGCGATAATATCTTCAGCAAACTTTCTCAAGTCAACTCCGATATTTGGATCAGCTAATACTGCTTTTGGATTTGTCTTAATATAATTGATTAACTCAATCATATCGTTTTGAGCTTGAGCTGCTCTTTTTTCAGCTTCTGCTGCTTTTGCTGCTTTACTGTTAAAAGCTTTTGATTTTTGTAATTCATTCTTCATGAATTCTTTAAACTTAGCTTTATCTTTAAGACTAATTTTTTCTTTTATCACTTTACCGTCAACTGTAAGATCTAGTTCAAATTCGTCCTCATCTGCTGCACTAGCACTTGGACTATCATCTAAACCGTCTAATAACTCAATATCATTTTCTGACGATTGAGATTCTACTGCCGCTGCTGATTCTGCAGGACTACTTGACGCTTCTGGACTTGCTGCTGGAGCAGCACTTGCTTGTTCTGACATAAATATACTCCTTAAAATAACTTCGTCCTAAATTGGATGGAAGTGTTTATGTGTTGTATAATCTTCGCCTGTATAACAGACGAGTTTTATCCTCTAATACTTTGCTGTAACTGATCTGGAGTTACAGGTGCGTTCGGATTCCCTGCCGCTTTAGGAAGTTTTTGTGCGGGTTGAGGAAGCGGTGCTTGCTCTGCAGATGGTGCTCCAGTTGGAGGTGCTAACTGCTCTTCCATCGGCATCTCAGGTGCTCCTGCTGGCATAGGAGGCATTTGCTGTTGTGCTTCTAGCATTTGCATCTTTTGAGCCATCTCAGGAAGTTGTTCTCCTGTCATAGCTAAAATTCTTTGTATATTAGGATCTTCATTAAACAATAAATCAATATGTTCTTGAATGTGATCTAATGTATTTTTTAATAACGCTGGATCTTTTCTCATTGAGAAGTCACCAACCAAAGCCTTGTGCTGTGCGATGTGATTTCTGTGCTGGTCTAAAATGATAGCTACTGGTTTTTCACCATTCAACAATGCTTCGTTTTCACTTTGAATCTCATTTAAGATTTTAGTGTTGTCATCGATTGCAATATCTAAACTACCTGTTTGAAGAATTTGTAAATACTGCTTAGGATTGTCTAGTAATTGATATTGAAGAAGTTCTGAAGCAATCTGCATTTTACCTGCAGTAGACTTAGATAAAGGGTTAGCGACAACAACAGAAACTCTGCTGATGTTGGCTAGGTCGTCACCTGTAAAAGATTGAAGGTATGATCTATTGTTAATACCAACGATTGCCGCAACACGCTTAGTTGTTGCAAAAATCTTTAAAGTGTCGATTAAACCAGTTCCTACGTCTTCAATTAATTGATTGTATTGTTGAGCTAATTTGCTCATGAATTGAATAGCGTTAGACTGAACTAGAGCTAATGAAGATCCTGTTCTTAAGCTTGCTTCTGGATTACCACGAATAACGCTGTTTATTCCAGAGATAGTTTCCATTTGTTGAATTGTCAGACCTAAAAAGTCAAACACTTCTTTTGGTGTATTTGTGAAGTTAATTGCTTCAGGTTTACCACGAGTAAAGTCACACTCAATAAAATTTAAACCACTAGATAGTGATTCCATTGTAATATTACTATTGCTAGGTACTAATAAGCTTTGTACACCAAATGCGTTTTGGTTAGACAGAATAGTACTGTAAGTCATATCCAAAGCATCTTGAAGAGGAATTAAGTCGAACATCGGAGTATAACCGTAAGGTGTACCGAGAATGTCACTAGGGCTTACTCTGTACAGAGGTATCTTTCTATACGGAAGGGGACCGTCATATAGAACAATCCCACCCTCTAAGTATAGGATATATCTTCCGTCAGGCATAGACTCAGTACGGTTATGGTAGAACTCGTAAACGGGGACATCACTCGTATCTTCCATACCAAAAATGTACATGAAAGTCTTTTCTAGTTCACTTTTAGTTTTTAGTGCCTCTATTCGATCTCTGTGTTCAGGATATTTTGCTGCAATGTCAAATTTGTTCTTGAATGTTCTTGCGTTAACCCAGTCATGTTTTTGGTTTTCTTTTGTAGAATCTACTAAAACATCAAAAGGACTTAATACTGTAAATTCAATGTCACCTTCGTAAATAGGTGCTTGAGTTTCTGGACTTATTTCCAAGTCAGGATCTGTATCTGGCTCAACCTTCTCACCTGCGGTTGCATTCCATGCCATCTTTACCCATCCTGAACCTAACACAACACCGTAAGTGGTTGCACGGTTTAGAATATCTTCTAGGCGTTTTTCACGCATATAATAGTCAAGTAATCCATTTGCTAGTTTTGTTTGAGCTACTGACTTTGAATCAGTGTTTACAGATCTAGCTTCCATTGCCGGTCTAGACGCTGTAATGAGGTTGATCATGTTGTCTGCGATGTTTCTGAAGTGATTTACTTTACACTGAATTAATTCACCTTGTTCACCTGTGAATCGAATTTGGTGACCAATTGCACTTTCATAGTAATCCATACCGTGATAAGCAGCGTAGCTTAACATCATTTTTTCGATGTAGCCTGAATTGTAAGTAATGTTGTTGTATTGGTGAGCACGAGCAAGAACAATTTGAGCTACTTCGTCTGCTGGTTTAGCAGCAAAGTATTTATTGTCTTCTTTTCCACGCTCATATGTATTCTTACGTTCCATGTAATTTCCTTGAGTTAAGCTTCCTATCTTATTCGTTTATTTAGTCGTTTAGGTAGGAAAACTTTATTAATCTCATCTTTGAACGATGAGCTTGAGGGTCTATAAGTAGGCGAAATAAAAGAACTTTCTGTCAAATTTAGGTCAAAATCTGCAGGATAAGGATTCCTAGATTTGTGTAAATTTCTAATCATATAGATCAAAGCATCGGCAGCATCGCCGTGACCATGCTTTTTTGATCGTTCGTAGCTTGTTCTTTGTTTGTTCCAAGTTGTGTTTTTTAAGTCAAAAAGTAGCTGTTTGCATTTTGGGCTTATTATTATTTGAGTCTTTACTAACATAAGTCTGGCTTCATTAATCGCAGCTTCTTTGTTGTCTTTATTAGTAGGCATTATGGCTAACCCGTGATTACTGTACAGGTCGTTTAGTAAGCGTAAATCTAAGTCTGATACTCTTTGATAAGGCGTATAAGGTTCTGAGTCGTTTGTACTCCAAAGATCGTCTTCTTTGGCTATTAATCTTTCTGCGATAATGTCAGATCTAGTATCTTTACCTTCAATAGTGATTTCATCTTCTATCACTAGCTTTGCGTTCCTAAAGTCCCAATACCCAAAAAGCATTGCTGTCTTATCTTTAGTACCCCAGTCACAACTTACATAAGCATCGAAGTATGGAGGTCTTTTCCATTCTCCCGTTATAGCACTTAGTAATTCGTCGTTTGCCTCTGGAAATACAGCATATTCGGTATCAGGGATGAATTCACATAAATACTCTCGTCTGAACGTGTTGGACTCTAATCCGCCAACCACTTCAGCCATACGCTCTATATCTTCTTCCGTATATCTAGGGCAGTCGTATATTGTCTTTACAATAAGTGAATTATTTTGATTAGCTTTCTCTGCTAATGTGTAGAAAGGGTGACTTGCAGACTTAGGTGGAGTAGAAATTAATATCATCTTACCTTTAGTGCTGTTTAATCTTGGATATAGTACTGATTCTAATGCGTAGTCTAGATCGTCCCAGAAACCAACCTCATCGCAAATGATTACGTGTGACTTGTTACCACGAGCACCTTCGATTCTTCCCGCATTGTTACCGAGGATTTCAATCTCGCTACCATTGGCATATCGAAACAAGTTTTCTTGTGTTTTGTATTCTGGTTTTAAATGAGGAGGACAGGTATGAAGGATTTCTCTCATTGCTGTCTTAGATAATTTTCTTGCTTGTGTTTGAGTAGGAGCCACAAGAGTAACAATCATGTTAGGTTTTATTCGACAAACTTTGTCAGCTAAAGATAAGCTTCCCGTTGTTTTTCCAATTTGTCGACTGAATGCAAATACTAACATTTGCTCTTTGCTCTCAAAGAAAGCATTGAATATTTCTCTTTGATTGTCGTCTATGAATAGTTCAGACGCTTCTCCGATTTCCCAAAGCTTCGCAATTGCTTCTTTTTTGGAGATGTCTTCTTTCTTCTTTTTCTGAGGAGTTAATAAACTTGACATTACTGCATTTCTTCTTCATCATCAGCTTGCAGGGCTAGTCTCAATAACTCTTTTGAATCTAATTTTTCTTCTTTCTTTTCTTTTTTCTCAGGCTTAACTCCCTTGTTTCTAAATGCAACAAGAGCCTCAACCATCATCTTGAGTTTCTGAGTGTCTTCCTTTTCTAAAGGGGAAGCCTCTACCATTGATAATCTGTTTAGTTTATTTATTTCTCTAAGAATAGCTTCTTCAGCATCTTCTTTTACTTTTAACTTACTTTCTAGATCTCCAGCAGGTGCATTAGATAACAATTCTTTCAGGTGCTTAATTTCAGCATCCATCGATTGAATTCTTTGCTGCAGGATAGTATTTGTTTGAGTTAGATTTTCACAATACTTTTGAAGATCTTTTACATTGGTGAATTTTGAAAGATCAACGCTCATAATTATCTCTGCATTTGTTTCATTAGGTTATTAGTCATCTTGATTTTACTAACTTCTTGAACTACATCGTCTTTGAATTTAGCAACTTCCAAAGCTACTTCATTTCTGAGTTTTGTAACTTCTTCTAATTGATCTCTTTCGACAATCTTAGCTTTGTTGTGTTTGATATAGTAAAAAATAGATGACAATGTTCCCAATGCTGCAAGACAAGCTGCGTCTGCAAAAGTTGCACCTGAGATCATTAATTTAACAGAGTAGGAAATTAGGGCGAGCGAAAGTACCCCTTCCTGAGATAGATTTTTCATAAATTTTTCCTCGATTGCACACGTCTAAAATAGATGGTGTGGTCTTTTTTATGGGTTACTATGTTACGTTAGCAGTTTGATATTTATTGCTCCACTAGAAGCTATCTGACTTGTTTCTGTTCTCCCATTTATATTCGTTTAAGTATACGTAATCACAGTAAGTATTTGATTTCATTGGTATAAAATAAATGCTTTACGTATAAAATAATGCATGATAATTTTTTATGTATTGCAGCTTGGAGCTACAGTGGATGGTAAAGTTCTCGGAGCCGAAGAAGCGGAGAGAACGGATTGAGAGATTGTTGCTCATCTTTGATTCGCAACAACAAATTACACATCCGATGTCATAGGAGTGTATTATTAATACTAGAAAGAGAAAAAGTATATAGTAGTTACTATGTAAACAAATATTGTTAACGTATTGCA